CCAAACCCAAACGAGAACCATTCGCATCTAGCCCATTATACCACACTTCGGGAATACCACCTAATCATTACATTCAAAGGTTAGAATATAATTAAATGCTAATGCGTTTGATTCTTTGCCCCTCCCCTCCCAGTGTATGATAATATTAGAAAATGCTAATGTTGTTGCCCCCCCCGACCCCCCTTTTAAAATAAAAGTCTGTCTGGATATCCTACACACTCACCGGAGGGTAATTTAAAAAAGGGGACATCTACCGTACAACCATACTGTACTGGTAGGGTAGTACCAGTTTTGGTCTAAAAGCCCGTCACGGGCCTATATGAGCCTCTCAGGGGCATGTATGTGACTAAGTAAGACAAATCCATAGAAGGGAAATTAGAATTATGATGATGCCACCACAACAAGGCGGAATGCCGCCTCAACCGATGCCACAAGAGCAAATGATGCCTCAACAAGCTCCACCTGACCCTGCTCAGATGCATGCAGCGGTCGTAGCTCGACTAGAGGAGCTAAAAATAGAAGAGGCAGAGTTACTTAACATCCTAGCGCAGATGGAAGGTGGTGGGGCTCAACAGATGGCTGCTGCACCGCCTATGGGTCCACCAATGGAGCCGGGACTGCTAGGCTAGTGAGAACGAGTAAGCAAGACAAATTCATAGATTCCTATTGTCTTACTGGGAATGCTACAAAAGCAGCGGAAATGGCTGGCTACTCCAAAGCTACCGCTAAACAGCAAGGGTATACTTTAAAGAATCAATTCTCTGGTGAAATTGGGGAGAGGATGAAAAGGATGATTCAGGACTGCGTACCCGGAGCATTGGCGCAGATTAATGACCTAGCCGGTACTGCTGATTCTGAGGGAGTGAGATTGAATGCTTGCAAGGACATCCTAGATAGAGCAGGATTCAAGCCTGTCGATAAACAAGAGGTTTCTCACGTAGAGGCTACTTCTACAGATGAGTTGAAGAAAGAGCTAGAGGCCCTTATAGGGCCGTTGAATTAATCATGGGGCTGTTGGATAACCTCTCGCCAAGTAACCGTATGGCGGCTGTAGAGCATGAATTTTCTCTACTAGAAAGGGCAAGGAAGCGTCAGGAATACCTACAACAAGCTAGGGATGCACGAAGCGCTAATCCACACATTCCAAACAATGCGCCTCCTGTAATAAATTTTATGGATGTAGTGAAGCAGGGCCTTAGAACTAAGCCATTACGTCCTGTAGTTAGAGACGACATAACGAGTAGGTTATTGTCAGAAGGCGCAAGTGAAGGGGAAATAAACAGGCGATTACGTTACGCAGAGCTAACTCCTAGCGATATAAGGTACGATGCATTACCTCAGAAAACCAGATTTGGTCAGCATGAATGGCCTATAGATATAATTACCGTTGATCCTAAAAAGCATGGTAATACTGCTAGAGCCTTTCTGAAGCCAGAAGATCGCTTGCCTAGTGAGGCAGGGCCAATTCAAAGAACGACTAGGATTGAAACTGAGATGCATGAGTTATCCCACAGGGTATCGCAAAGCATCCTCAGGGACCCTCTTTTTATTGAGCTTTACGAGGAGTCGCAAAAAAAAGACGGAAGAAAGTTGCTATCTGGATTTTATGAGAGGGATAAGGATGGTGTATTAAGATTTTCTGGTGAAGGTGTTAGAAAAAATGCGGATGGCAGTGATAACAATTTAATGTCTCGTGAGCATCAAATGATACGTGCGGCTACTGAAGGCTCCGACCCAACACTTCCGTGGGAGTATCGTACTGTAGCTAGGCAGGACCATACACCAAAAGCAATACAGGACGCAAAGGATTTCAATGCGTTAGTAAAGGAATACGCAAAGAGGAGAAGGCTTAGAGACTTATCTGGGGGAATATTAAGTGATCCAACTACTACAGAAGGTTTATTGAACAAGTAATGCCATTACAAACCTGTACAACCAAAAGCGGTAAAAAGGGGTGGCAATGGGGATCATCCGGTAAGTGTCACTCAACTAAAGAGGCCGCAACGCGGCAAATGAAAGCAATACATGCAAGTAGTAACAAAGGAAAAACTAGAGCAAGCAGTAGGCATAGTTAGGGAATTACGCCAGAGGGAGCGATTTGAGCGTATTGATCTGTACGATCCGTACCCCTATCAGGCTAAATTTCACGAAACTGGTAAGCTAGGGTCACAAAGGCTCCTTATGGCTGCTAACCGCATAGGTAAATCTTATTGCGGTGCTGCTGAGATGTCTTACCACGTTACTGGAATGTACCCTACATGGTGGAACGGACGTAGATACACGCAACCCATAACAGCATGGGCTGGTGGTGTCTCTAACGAAACGACAAGAGACATAGTACAAGCAGAATTATTGGGTTCCCCTGATGACCCTGAGGCATTTGGCTCTGGCGCAATACCTAGAAAATACATTATAAAGACGGAACGCAAGCCGGGTGTACCGAATGCAAAGAGTGTAGCGTTAATAAAGCATGTTAGCGGGGGGAACTCTTCTTTATTCTTTAAAGCCTATGAGATGGGTGTAGAGAAGTGGCAGGGACGCTCTGTGGACTGTGTGTGGCTAGATGAGGAGCCTAGTAGGGAGCTGTACTCACAGGCCGTAACGAGGACGTTAGATAGGCGTGGAATGGTCTATATGACCTTCACCCCTGAACACGGCATGACTGAGACTGTTGCATCCTTCATCAATAGTATACAAAAAGGCCAATCCCTGACCAACGCTACATGGGACGATGCCTCAGAAAAGATAACAACTATTGGTGGTAAGGAAGGGCATTTATCTGAGGATGTTATGACTCAGATTCTTTCTGCTTACTCCCCGCATGAAAGAGAGATGCGGAGATACGGAAGACCATCTATAGGTTCTGGGCTGATATTCCCAGTATCAGAAGAAAAGATAATGTGCGATCCTATTGTCATTGAACCACACTGGCCTAGGATAGCTGCCATAGATTTTGGTTGGGATCACCCTACAGCTCTAGTTTGGTGCGCTATGGACCCTGACGAGGAATGCTTTTACGTATATGATTGCTACAGAATGTCAAAAGCGTCACCATCGGTACACGCACAAACTATACGATCTAGACCTACTTTTATCCCCATTGCTTATCCCCATGATGGCAATAGACGAGATTCTATGGGTAATCCCGGTTTGGCTGATCAGTATCGTAATTTAGGTTGTAACATGCTCCTAGCGCACTTTGCAAACCCCCCAGCTTTGGGGCAAAAGATTGGATCTTCTTCTATAGAGGAAGGACTTATGGCTATGTTACAGAAGATGGAAGGCGGTAAGTTTAGAGTGTTTAGTACACTGCATGACTGGTTTGAAGAGTTTAGGATGTATCATAGAAGGGACGGCAAGGCCGTACCCCTTAGGGATGACCTTTTGAGTGCTACTAGGTATGCTTTTCAATCACAACGGTTCGCTATTGCTGGCGAAGACCCCACTTGGACAAACGAAGTAGAATACAGAAATTATGGCATTATCTGACGAAGAACTCCTATCTAGGATAAAAATAGAGCTTGTAGACTCCTTAGGGTATGGTGGTGAAATATCCCAACAACGAGCGCAAGCAATAGACTACTATTACGCTAGGCCGTTCGGTAATGAGGTTGAGGGTAGGAGTCAGTTTGTAGATTCAACAGTTCAAGACACCATTGAGTGGATAAAACCATCCTTGATGCGTATCTTCGCCTCTGGCGACGAGATGGTTAAATTTAGCCCCCATGGTCCAGAGGATGTTGCCGCTGCTGATCAGGCAACTGACTACGTAAACTATGTTTTTACTAAGGATAACCCCGGTTGGGAAATTTTATACTCTTGGTTTCACGACGCTCTTTTAGAGAAGAATGGTATTGTAAAGGTTTTCTGGGAAGACTACGGAGAGCCTCAAAGGGAAGAGTATCATAATTTATCCAGCATTGAATTAGAAGCACTATTGCAGGATGAGTCTACTGAAGTGGTAGAGCATACGCTTTACGAAGAAACAGACATGAATGATGTTGTCATCATAAGAACTAATGTCGGTGGAAGAATCCGTGTAGAGAATGTACCCCCTGACGAGTTTCTTATTTCAAGAGAGTCTAAGACAATAGAAGAGGCTAGGTTTGTTTGCCATCGCGTTAAAAAGACATTTTCCGATTTAAAAACGATGTATCCGGACAAGGACTTTGACTTCGGGGACCTATCGGCTGGTGATGACGAGATCGAGTATGACCCAGAAAGACTAGCACGATATTCTGTCGATGGTAGTGGGAATTACGCTTCTGGCTACATAAGCCCTGCTGACCACGAAGATGCCTTGAGAGAGTACTGGTTACATGAGTCCTACATAAAGACTGACTACGATGGTGATGAGATTGCTGAGCTACGAAAGGTATGCAGTATTGGTTCTTACATCTTTTCTAATGAAGAGATTGATGCAAAGCCATTTATTAGTATAACTCCAATAAAAATACCACATAAGTTTTTTGGACTAGGTGTTGCCGATCTTGTTATGGATTTACAGCTAATAAAATCCACAATAATGCGAAACCTCATGGACAACATGTATAACCAGAATTTTGGTAGGTACGCTGTACTTGAGGGCCAAGCGAATTTAGATGATTTGCTAACACAAAGACCGGGCGGTATAGTGCGTGTTAAGTCTCCCAATGCAGTTATGCCATTAGCTACTCCAGCTTTAGAGCCATACTCATTCCAGATGCTTGAGTATATGGATAGTATACGGGAATCAAGAGCGGGCGTTTCCAAAAACTCCCAAGGACTAAATGACAAAGCTCTAACTTCCCATACTACAGCAACTGCTGTAAACGCCGTTATGACAAATGCTCAATCTAGAATAGAGCTTATAGCGAGACAATTTGCTGAGACGGGCGTTAAGAGTTTGATGCGTCGCATCTATGAGTTGCTCCTAAAGTTCCAAGATAAGGAACGTGTTGTAATGCTTAGAAACGAGTGGGTAGCTGTTCGTCCGGACATGTGGAACGACAAAATGGATTGTACTGTTTCTGTTGCTCTCGGAAATGGGTCAAAGGACCAACAGATGGCTCACCTATCCCAAATGATCCAGTTCGCCTCTCAATCAATGAGCGGTGGACTGCCTATCGTTACAGAACAGAATATGTACAACCTAGGCTCTGCGCTTGTAAAGGCTATGGGATACCAGAATGTTGATGACTTCCTAACTAAGCCTTCCGGTGAAGAGAAGCCACCGTCGCCTGAAGAGCAAGCTAGGGAAATGGAACAGCAGATAAAATTCAAAGAGCTTGAGATAAAGCAAGGTGAGCTACAAGTTAAAATGATGAAAGTACAAAATGAGGCTACCGAAGCACAAGTTGACGCGCAGCTAAAAGTTGCAGAGCTAAAGCTAGAGGCCGAACAAAATAGGCCAGTAGCTATAGGAGACACATGAATCG